GAGCAACAGAGACAGCTCCGACTTCTTGCGCGCAAACCCCCAGCGCGAGCGCGTGAGCATGGCGCGATAGATCGTCTCGAACAGGTTTGCACCGGCAACACCAACGTCGTCGCCCCCGTCGAGTGCGTTGATCGGCTGGGCGCCCAGGCGCAGACCAGCGTTGGAAATCATTTCGATCTGGTTGCTCATAAAAAAGAGCGCGCCTCGGGGTTAGCCGGGCGCGCTCGAATGGCTCATCGTTGACTTCAGGGGTATGCGATCAGTCGGTGTCGGTGCTCGCGATGCCGAGCGACACGCCATCGGCCACGTCCACGACCCCGGCTACTGCCGGAATCGCCGTGACGTCGCGCGTGTTCGTCAGCACCAGATTCGCGAAGGCCGCCCGTGTGCCGCCGGTCGCCACGTTCGAGATGATGATGTCGCCGACCGAGAGCACGTCCGCCGCAGCGTCGAAGTAGCTCGTAGTGTTGAGCGTGGCCTCGGTGTCCGTGGTGGTGTGCAGCCAGATCGCGAACGGCGCGTTCGACGCCGGACCCAGCCGGTAGAGGTTTGCCTTTGAGAATGCCATGGTGTGTTCTCCTTTACGCCGGCTCGGTGCAGGTGAGCTTCACGATACCCTTCGTATCGCGAGCGATGCTGCCGGCCTTCAAGAAACCGTTGGAGAGCCACGAGGTCTTCACCGGCACCCAGTCCACCGTAGACATGCGCTCGAGCGACCCCTCGGCAAGCCCCACCGCGCGCTCGTGCCACGCGAGATTTGTGCGCACCGAGGCCGCGACTGGGAGTGACCCCTCCGCCCGCGACTCGATCACGTGGAACTGAAAGCCGAGGAAGGTGTTGATCTCCCCGCTTACCAGCGCGCGCACGCTGTTGTAGTCCGCACTCGTCGCCTCGGTCTGACCGAGCAGCGACTCCATGCCGTTCGCCGAACACGCGAGATGACGCCCGCCTGGCGGAACGCCCTGATCGTCGAGATACCGCTTCGCGCGGCGCAGCTTGGCGACGTTGATGTCCGTCCCCGTGCCGCCGATGTCGGTGCTGACCGTGCCGGCGAGCGAGCTGGCCGCGATCATGGCGTCGATGCTGAGCTGGTCGTAGCGCCGTCCCAGCGCCTCACCGATGACGGTCGAGAGCTCGGCGCGCTCAGAGAAGTTCACCGTCGCGGCATCGAAAATGTCGGTGTACTCCGGGGCGTTCCAGTTCTGGAGCGTTACCGGAATCTTCGCGTGCGTGACGTTCATCGGCGTCACGTCCTCGCTGGTGTTCTTCTGGTTCGCGATGCCCTTGGTGAGCGATCGAAAGTTGTAGGTGTCGCCGACGATGCCGGCGCGTACCGCCATCGTGCCCGCGAGGCGTCGCCCACCCTGATAGGCGTGCTTCACCTCGGAGTCAAATTGTGCCGACGCACCGGCACTGAGAGTTTTGGACATGCCGTCCTCCAGGTCGAGAGCTTCAGTGGTCTCGAGCCGGTAGGTCAGCGGTCAGGCTGGCCGACTCATAGCGCCGTAACGAGGCGCCCGGACGGTCGGCGCGGATTCGACGGGCCCCTGATGGGGTGATCCGCGCGCGTCGGCACCGGGAAGCATGCGACGGGCTTGCACGATCTGTCAACCCCCGCCACACTTCACGCCGTGACCCGCCAACGCCACCAGCGCCGGCTACGCGACCGCAATGAGGAGATTTTCGCGCTTCAGGACGCGATCGACGATCTTCAGCGCAGACTGAATGCACTCACGGCGGGATTGAGCGGGCAGCTGAAACTCATCAAGATCGTCGAGATTTTCCAGGGTACGACGACCTACGTGCCGACACTGCCAGGCTGCACGCTTTTTGTCGAGGGTGTAGCTGGCGGCGGCGGCGGTGGAGGCGCGGCGACGGCGATCACCAACGGCATCGGCTGCGGTGGCGGCGGATCGGGCGCCTACAGCTCTGTGTGGGTGCAGCAATCCGCGGCGAGTTACGCTACACAAGTCGGTGCGGGCGGTGCGGGCGGTGCGGCAGGTAGTGCTGGCAGCACCGGAACGGATACGACGTTCGGCTCGTTGCTCACGGCGAAAGCCGGCGTTGGCGGTGCTGGCGGGACGGTCGGCGCGGCGGCACTCAATATCAAGAACGGCGGAGCGGGCGGGGCCTCCAGCGGGGGCGTCGGAGACATGAAATCGGACGGACAACCGGGTTTGCCGGGCTTTGCCATTTTTTCGTCTCTGGCAATTTCAGGCTCCGGAGGCCCCAGCCATTTCGGCGGCGGGGCAATCGGTATCGCCGGCTCAACATCTGCCGGTAACGCGGCGGTAAACTATGGCGGCGGCGGCGGAGGTGCGACGATCGTCTCGGGCGGGGCGTCTAACTCGGGCGGCGCCGGCGCCAACGGCATCATTCGCGTGTGGGAATTTTCGGTTAACTGAGGAATGCAAAGGTGGCTGGAAACAAGATTTTCAATTTCGGGCCGATCGCGCTGACAACCACGCTCACCACCAACCTGCTCAATCCGGCGGCGGCGAGCGGCGGCGTGAACGCAAGCGCGAATACATCGCTGTCGCTCCAGGGCGAGGGCGAGGTCGGCGTCGCCTAAGCCGCATGGCGCAGAGTTTCATCGCGGCGCTGTACGACGTCGGCAACACTGGAACCGCGGCTCAAGAAGCGACGATTGCACAAGCCGGCACCGTCCTGCGCGCCGACCCGACGTGGCCGGCGAGTGGTAACACGGCCTACGCGCCGGGATCGTTCACCGTGGCGACTGAAAACTTCGCAATCTTTTCGCGACGCCTGAAACTCACCGGGGCGCAGCGCGCAACACTCGCGGGCACGGCTCGCCTGAGGATCACCTGATGTCTGACATTCTCATCGACGTACAGAGCACGCCGGCAACACCGGCCGCCGGGCAGGCCGTGCTCTACATGGACAGCGCGGCCAAGCAGTTGAAGACGAAGGACGACGCCGGCTTTGTGCGCGGTACGGTGAATAACTTCTCGACGGCCAGTCAGGCGCCGGCCGCGGCAACGCGGACCTACATCGCGGGCTCCGCGCTCGCCATCCCGACGGGCAAGCTCCAGATCGGCTCGTGCTTTCGCTGGCAGTTCACCATGACGAAGACCGCGGCGGGTACGGCAGCCTCGACGTTCGATATCGCCGTCGGCACTGCCGGCACGACGGCCGACACGGCTCGCGTGAGCTTTACCAAGCCTGCCGGCACGGCGGCGGTTGACGAGGCTTTTGTCGAGATCAACGCCATCTGTCGCGGGCCGCTGTCGGCGTCCGGCGTATTCGCCGGCACTTTCAACCTGACACACAACCTGGCTGTCACCGGCCACGCGCTCATCGGCGGTTTGTGCGTGACGACTATTTCAGCGGCTTTCGACGTGACCGGGGCGAATCTCATCGTCGGCTTGTGCATCACGAGCGGCGCCGCCGACGCCATCACCATTCAGATGGTCCAGGCGGAGGCTTGGAACCTGTAGGAACTTAGGCCGCGTACGGATCAAACGCAACGTCGGCCTGCGCCCACGCGGGCGCCTTGGCGTTCTTGCCCTTGAAGTACTTCTCCTTCCACGCCATCGCGAGCAGCATGTACGCGCTCGCCGCGTGGCTCGACCAGTCGTGCACGGGCTCCGCCGACATGACCTTTTTCACGGGATCCCACTGATAGCCCCAGCTCGCGAGCGCCGGCACGCCGTGCCCGCACGTTGATTCGCTGAACAGGCAGCGCGAGAACATCGAGCGGCCCGCCTCAATCTGATCCTCGAGCGCCCACTGCGCGCCGACCTTGAACTTGAACTGGTGGTCTGTCCACGCCGCGCGCTGACGGCTCTTGCCCTTGCCGCCCCACTCGCGCACCTTCAAGTCGTGCGGCCCCCAGTGATCTCCCTCCATCAGCGAACGTTTGACGATCCAGTCGCGCACGTACTTGATGTAGTGATCCATGCCCTGACCCGTGTTTCCGTAGCCGTGCACGAAGGTGATCATCCCGCCAGCGGCTTGCACGAACCAAATCCACGTCTCATCGCGCATGCCAATGTCCCAGAACGTATGCACTTGCCCGGCCTTCGCAGGCGCGATGTTCTCGCGCACGCGCCCGTCCTCGTAGGCGAGCGCGACCTGGCGGGCGAAGATGACGCCGGGCGCCATCGCGTCGAAGCTGCACTCGAACTCCTGCGCGATCATGTCATCCGACATGCCGGCGTCGCGCTCGTCCTCGATCGCCTTCGGCGGAATCGCCTTGGTCACGCTATTCGGCAGCAACGAATAGAACCACTGCGAGTCCGTGCGCAGCGACAGCTTCTTGGCGACCTGCATCATGTCGTAGCCGTGATTACGGCCGCGCGGCGTGTACGGGAAGATTGCCCAGCCCTCGTTTTCCGCGAGGATCGGGCGGAAGTAGTCCCACGCCACCGGGTTTTGCAGGCTGAACTCGGAGAACACGACGCCGATGGCGTTCACGCCCATCTTGCGGTCGAAGTTGTCGGCGCCCGTGAGCTTGATCAGGCTCGTTTTGCCCTCGTACTGCGTGCGAATCTCGATCTCCATGCGCTGATCGTGGGTGCGCACGATCAGTTCCTCGGGGAAGTGATCGGTGAACTTCACGCCATCCTTGGATTGCCCCTGCCAGATCACAATGCGCGCCTGCTCTGCGGTCGGCAGCATGTAGAGATAGAGACCAGGGCGCTCGTATGCCTTGCACATCACGATGTTGACGACGGTCTTATCCTTGCCGCTGCGGCGGTGCCAGTTGAGCACCGCTCGGCGCACCGCCGTCTTCAGCCCGTTCGCGTACTGCGGAAACCTGTCGGGAAACATCGCCCCCCAAAGCGCGGTCTGATACCAGCGCGGGGTGTAGTTGTACGGAAGCTCGAGCGGAGGCGTGTCCTGCGTGTTGGCGTCGTCGATGTAGTCGATGTCTTGCGGACGGTCGAACGCCGTCTCGAACTCGGCGGCTTTCTCAGCAGTCTCCTTCTCTTGAAACTCGGCCTTCGCGTCAAGTAAGGGTACGAAGGGCATTGCGGACGGCTGGGTCTTCGTCGTGTGCCTTTTCGCCATGCTTAGCCTCGTGCAGGTGATAGTGAATCGGGCGGGCGACCTGCGGGCGCTTCTCCAGGCCCTTGATGCGCGCGAGCGTGATGAGCGCCTGCACCTTGCCATTGGCGCGCACGCGCTTCTCGATGATCGTGCGCTTATCCGCGCCTTCACCGTACTCGGTAATACGC